ATCCGTGTTAAAGAGTTATTATGAGTCACAACCCGCCATAGCAGAAGAAGTTACCAAATATATTATGGAAAACAGGGAAGAAAAAATAACCGAGACGATTAAGCGAAAGGTTGACAAATGAACAAAGTTCTGTAAGCATTTTTACGCAACAATTTGTCGTCGATATATATTTTCAAAAAAAGAGATTAAATAAATCTTGATAACATAAATATATGTTACCAAGAAGTTTAAACAAGAAAAGACAAACAGAAGAAGACCTTGAGTACGAGTCATCATCAGACAATAACATAGAGGAGTCGTCTCCGTATGAAACAATTATGGCAGATATAACCGAAGAAATAGAAGACCAACGGAGAATGCAAGACAATATGGACCGAATTTTTTATAAATACGACGCGGTTGAATATTTGGAGGAAAATATAGACGAACACATAAGTCAATCAGGTTTTTCAAAGTTTGATATTCACATGTGTATTTATCAAGTAAATTGTCAAAACAAATACCCTTTTTTACAATACTTTTTGAGTAAAACACTTCAAAACACATTTGGATTCCCAATGTTTACAACATCAGGAGATAACATTTTATTTATGTGTAATCAAATATTGAACGTGATATGTAGTTCTTTTTTTAAGGATGTTTGTTATGTTTACAAGGGTTTTCACTTCAAAAACAATCAATATTATTTGTTTTTTGACTGTAGCGACATGCAAATTGAATGTAGTAAAATGAATGAGTTTAATGAGATATGGTTGGTAACCATGGATGAAATTATCAATCAAAAATGCCTCGGAGACGTTGCCATTGAAAAATTAACAACACAGTTGTTTACTCAACATAGGGAGTTTTCTTATGTTACGGATAAAAACAGAGATGTATACGAAACCCCATCGGTTGTTTATACTTATTGTGAAAATAGAATGGCAGATTTTGTTGCCACATTCGGAAATAGTCCTTCTCCAGAAGATTCTTACTACTATTTTACGGATTTTAAACGCGCACAAAATATTGCAATTAAAAACCAGGGATGTCTTATGCGTTACGCTGTATTTTTGGGAAAAACAAACTACTCGATACGTGACGACGAGGGAACCAATGATGATGATAAAAATAATGAGTATAACAGCATTTATCTTGGAGCAAAGAATCCAGACTATTTGTGGGCGTTAAAACAATATGATCAACAAGTTACGCTTTCATATCAGAAAGTTAATAAACCCTTGGAGTTAACGATGTTTTCGCATCTGAACAATTATGAATGTGTATAATATAATACATAACAAATGCATTATGTTGTGGAAGCGTTGGTCGTAGGTTTGTATTCCACCTCCGTATTTTTAGTATTGAAAGAAATGTGTAAAATATTTGGAGATTATTCGAACCCATCATATTTGTTTTATTTTTCCGTTGGATTTATGAAGCATCTCATGGGTTATTTCACAGGAATACATAACTATTATTGTTTTTATGGGTACGCTTGTAAAAAACAAGAAAAACAATCATACCAACAACCACACCTAAATAACACAACAAATTTGCTTCTAGAAAGTGTATTGGAAGGGATTTGGTTTCTCACTTTTATTCTTTTATTGAAATCATACATATCACCTATTCCACTTCTAATTTTTCTTATAGGAAGTTTTACACATATTCTCGCCGAATATGTAGGAGTACATCATTATTTTTGCGATTGGTGTTACATCAAATAAAATAATAATTATGTTTCAAAAACGCTTTAAAAGGAGGAGTCGCAGAATCGGAGGTCGCAGTCCTTGGTTCCCTGCTTAAATAAAATAATACAATATAATAGACTTGTGTAATTATGAAAACAAGTGTATTATTAACAATTATTGGATTTTCATCGATTATGATTTATATTATTATTCAAATATTGAATTTTTACGGAGTAGGTTCAAATGTGTATGGAATTTATCTGGCGTTTTTTGTTTTCATTCTTTTATCATTAGTTATATTACCGAACAACTATCCAACTTTGGGTACCTAGGTACTAGATTCTTTAAGTCTGTTTTTATAATAAATAAAAAATTGAACTAAAGATAAAATAAGAATAAATGGATATAAAGACCGAAACATGGAAAAACGCGTAAACAAAATAATAGAGACGTATGTTACCACTTTCAAAGATAACATTCGTGATAAGGCTGCGTCACTTGGAATAAACAATGAACAAATGAATTCGCTTCTTCAATATATTTATGAGTATGACAGGTTGTCTTTGACAAAGGATGAGTTTTCAAAAAGAAAGCGAGTTAAAAATGTAGTTCCATTCTTTGATAGATGTTGTGCGAACAGGGCAAATGGAGAACAATGTACACGTAGAAAGCAAACAGACTATGAATATTGTGGAACTCATATGAAGGGGACACCACATGGAGTGGTAAAGGACGATGGGGGTGACAAACCAGCAACCACCCAAAAGGTGGAGGTTTGGGCGCAAGAAATTCAGGGAATTATTTATTATATAGATAAGTTTGAAAATGTATATCAAGCAGAGGATATTGTTAGTAATAAGATAAACCCTAAAGTCATCGCAAAATATGTAAAGACAGGAGACGCAATTTCTATTCCCAACTTTGCATAACTTTCATCTCGCTATATTTTCTAAACTAATTTATATGAAACTTTCAAAAAAGACGGTTCTTATTTTTTTGATAGTTTCAATTGTGATAGTTGGAGTTTTGTTTTTTCGGTCAAATAAAATAATTGAAGGGCATGGTGGAGGAGGTGGTGGTCATGGAGGAGGTGGTGGTCATGGTGGAGGTGGTGGTCATGGAGGAGGTGGTGGTCGTGGTGGTGGTGGTTTTGGTCATGGTGGTCATGGTGGTTTTGGTCATGGTGGTGGTTTTGGTCGCGGATATGGTGGTTATGGAGGATGGATTGGTGGAGGCGGTGGAACTTACGAAGTAAATCCAATTTTATTCGACCAATATTACTTGGACGATGGATATTACGAAGTTCCTACAAGGTCTGTTCCATTGTTGTATCCAATGTACATTTCACCACCATTTGCTGAAAACATTATTATTTAAATTGCTCAAACTAAAGTAGTGTAGTGTTTCATCTTGTTTCGTTTTTTCGTTCATTATATTTTTCTAGTTTTTTGTTCTTTTTGTTTTTTTTGTTTTTTTTGTTTTTTTCGTTCTTTTTGTTTTTCTAGTTCTTTTCGATGATTTTTTTCCGGCGCCATAACTTACGCTTTTAATTTTTTGAATGTTAGCGTCGATTTCTTTTTTTCTTTCATTGATATACCAAAGAATGCCGGGCGTTACAAGAGGATTTTCGTCAGTCGCAACTCCATGAATTTTTTCTAGCAAAGTTGCCACACGATTATTTATTTCAGAACCAACTGGTGTAGATAAAAAAATTTGATGCAGTCTATGTGAGTCCATGAGAAGTACAGAGTTTCCATAAGTAGATAGTTGTTGTTTATATTTTTCCATAGCTGTAATATTTCGATGGTTATAAGTTTGAAGAAGTAAATGATCTGCGGCGTTCACATGTTCTGTTACTTGTTCAATTATTTGCTCTGGATCATTCATAGTTAAATTATATACACAAAATAATTATATATCCACTTTACAAAAAGTGGATATATGAATAAAGTATTACAAGAGTTCAATATTGATTTATCAAACAATGAAACATTCCTAATTATTCCGAGAGAAGAACTGTTATCCAACGCAAAATATGAAAAATGTAAACAATATATTGACGAAATGCGAAAAGATAAAACCAACTCATTATCTTCAAGAAAAATGACTTGTTTACAACAACAACCCGAAGTAAGGCAAAAGTGGCCACTATTAAATTTGGTTCGACAAATATTAGCAGTTCATGGTTTTCAAATGTTTCCTATTCGAAAAAGCGATGGTTATAAAAATGGTGTAAAACAATACCGGCGTTATTTCCAAATTAGAGCTATTTTGGATGAAATATCTTTAGATGAAAACGAAAATATTTCTTTTTGAATCATTTTATTACAATTTCAGGACTCGGGACGTTTTCACAATCATAATCATTGACATTGTTATTGTCGTCATCTATATTTTTGTTATTTGGAAAAATATAATTATTAACTTGTGAAAATTTTCTACAAGTTAATGTCATTATTGTTGCGTAAAAGTATCTGGTAATCAATAGAAACATGATAATTATATAACAAAATGTCTTTAAATTTTACAAATATTAATTACTTTTTAAAATGTATATGTAAGAAAAGATATTAAAGTAGATATGTGTATTAAATACAATGACTCTTGTTAAAAGAATGGTTGTCGGGTTGTTATTGTGTTCTTTAACAAAATCCACATCCAATATGAAACTTGTAATGAAGACAATTCCTACTCAAAAATCTTTTTCTTTTTTATATAGACCCAAGACTCCGAATCAATCACAGTATGTAAAATTTTTGAATGACCCCAAAACCGATATAGTAGTAGCGATAGGTCCCGCTGGAACAGGAAAAACAGCGCTAGCTTGTAGTAATGCTATCGCGCAGTTTAAGTCAGGGGGTTATGAAAAAATAATAATAACTCGTCCCGTTGTTGCGGTGGAAGATGAAGAACTTGGATTTCTTCCAGGAAACATTAATAAAAAAATGGAACCTTGGACAAGACCCGTATTTGATATCTTTCAAGAACATTATTCAAAGAAAGAAATAGATGCACTTATACAAAACAACAAAATAGAAATCGCACCGCTTGCTTATATGCGGGGTAGAACATTCAAACACACATTTATTATTGCGGATGAAATGCAAAATAGTTCACCAGGTCAAATGTTAATGTTACTTACACGAATTGGATTATTTAGTAAAATGGTTATTACTGGAGACTTACAACAAAGCGATAAAACTTCACAAAATAATATCAAAAATGGGTTATATGACTTTATACAAAAGTTCCGAAAATTTTTAGGTCAAACAAAAAAAGAAACAATAAACTCCACAAGAATTCAACTCATTGAACTCGACTCATGTGATATTGAACGGCATCCTGTTATATTAACTTTACTAGACATTTATAGTGATAAACCTAAAACTCAGACCATACAAAATGTTACAAATACAACACTTTTACCAAATCAAGAATCTGTAAACATAAGTAATGACAATGAAGATTTCAATACTGTTTATGAAGAAAATGATATAATAAAGAGATATAGAAATGACGCAGCTCTTATTCCTCTAGAACATCAAACCAAGTTTATAAATTGGTAACTAGACTAACCCCAAAACTTTCATAAATGTTGTAGGGACACAAAAAATATAATGTAAAATCTCACCAAATACAAAAAGGACAACAAATGACCATAAAAAAGATACTCGGAAAATAAGTGATATTATAAACGACGCAATAATTGTCATAATAACATCCATAATGGCAATGTTGAATATTCGGTAGGAATGAACACCTTGTCCGGAAATACCTAATATGTCTTTGTATTTACACAGTCCATTACCGTTCATAGTCAATGTTATGTTTTAAGTGAATATAATATTTGTGATAAAATAACTTAAAGACAACAATATATGATTATGTGGAACCGACTTTAGCTCATTTGGTAGAGCATTTGACTGTAGTAGTAAAACGTTGTCATCAAAGGGTAGCTGGTTCGATTCCAGCAAGTCGGAACCCAATTTATGCGTCAATGGTGTAGTGGTAACACATAACCCTTCCAAGGTTGAACTGAGGGTTCGATTCCCTCTTGACGCAACATGTAAATATATAACAATATAATATATATATATTGTTATGTCTTCGGGTCCGTGGAAAATAAAACTAAAAACCACGGGTTTGAATAAACAACGAGAGTTGGACGAACAAAACGCAATGAATGAACTTCTTGGTAGACAAGAAGAACTTGTTGCGCAAAAAACTTCAAATACTTATAAACAAAGAATTTTCAATACAAGGCAAGAGAGTTTGGCATCAGATGCGATGGCAGGGCAACAAGACCGTTTATATGGTATACAACAACAGCGTATTTATGGAATGGATGACGACAATGATGCATATCCAGAAGAGGGGCGACACGCAATATATAAAAGAGAAGAAGGTGGAAGGAAACGAAGAACTCGTCGACGAAAACGAAAACTGTCCCGTCGAAAGAAACGCCAAACTCGTAAATAGTTAATTTAACATACTTAAATAAACAATAGAATCTTCTAACAATGGAACAACATGATATAGACCGAATATTACGCGAACATTTTCCAGACTATAAGATTATTCATAGTTATGCAAGTAGTATAGGTCACTTTGTATTTACTTGTTCTATAAGAACATTATTAGAAGATAAGTTGAATATTGAAAATTGGGACTATAACCGACCCCCTGACCCAGTACGTTGTAAGGAAATTGCCCGTAACTTGCATATTTCAAATAAGGAAATAGAGAGTATGTTTTATATTTGTTATGACAATGCTGTGAAAAAATTTAAGATAATGGATGGAATTCATCGTTATACAGCATTACAAATCGTAAAACGTGAAAACAGTAAGTCCATGGACTTATTAACCCCGAATGAATATGGGTCGAATGGTGACTCAACTATATATGAAAAAACTATTCTCATCAATATAAGAATGTGTTCTACAATTGGGGAACAAATCGATGCGTTTCAAACCTTGAATAAAAGTAACCCAGTTCCTGAACTATATATTCGTGATACAAGTAAAGAGAGGAGAGAAATCGTCCAAGAAGTGGTTGACTTTTGGCAGAAAAAATATAAAACTCATTTCAGTCCAAACCCAAAACCAAATTCTCCAAATATTA